TGCTAACGGAACCCAGCGGATTACTGTGCCCTTAGGCTTCCAGCTCCGATGGTCGTGCGCTCAGCGCGTAGCCGACTGACCCCCGTTAAAGGGTCGCCCTCTGATAATTCCGCCAGCGGTTCAGAGGTTAAACGGTGTCGTCAGTGCTCCAGAGCTGCTGACGATACTAAGCAGACGGTCCACAATGGCCTCCAGTTGCTTCGGGTTCGGTATGGTATTCCATACTGCGAACTTCCGGACTGTGAGGTCGGTGAACTCGGCCGCTTGCTCTCTTTTCTTTTGCTACAGGGGAAGGAGCGTCCCTCTGTAGTCTTCCCCCGGCGCCAGTCCGGGAGAAGGTCAATTGACGGTCTCTGTCCTCTACAGAGACTGTGCCGACGAAGCCGTTGGGAGCTAGCTCACTCAATGGCGTCAATTAAGCGCAACTTGCCCGCAGGTTGCCGTCGGTGCACTCCGACCAAGCAAGAGGATTGGATATCTCTTGCTTGCTCTCAACCCCCCCCCCCATCCGACGAGTACCGCGACTTCGTGCGCGCGGAGGTTACTCGTATCTTCACGCCTGGCTGGGATCGGAATTATCACTCCTTCGTCGGGAGTTTTCTTCCGAATCCCAGCGCCAGAAAAGATCTACTCTCTCGAGCAGATCTGCTCTGGGCTGGTCGGCGTGGCGAATTTCTCACCGCGACTACCTCCGAAACGGATTTGAGGCCGTTGTTGGAGGCGCGTTACAAGGAAGTCCTTTCTGCAGGCAAGGTTCGGCCACTTCTCATTTTCGATGAGTTCAGTGACCTCCTTGGCCCGTTACACAAACTCTTATTCTCTCATCTGAGAAAACAGGATTGGCTACTTGTAGGACCACCAACTGAGAAACGGATGACATCTACCTGTGTCAGAGCATGCCAGACATCTGTCGATCTGGTATCTGCAACTGACGGTCTCTACCACTGTGTGGCAGAAGACATCCTTGATACACTTTTCTTCACCTCTGTGAAGATACCCCGTAGTCTTCGCGCTCTGGCGAAGGCTTCTTTATCACCGGTCTTTCGGGATCGGGCGGGCGTGCATCGAAGGGTCAGGCACGGGCAGATGATGGGGGCCTACCTCTCTTTTCCCCTCCTTTGTATCCAGTCTTACGTGGCGGCCCGCTGGGCTGCCAGGTTCGACTCGGATGCGCGATTCCTCGTTAATGGTGACGATACGGTCATATCGGCGAAGCGAGGTATCACTGTGCAGGACTATCCTCCTGGGATGCGGCTCAACAGTGATAAGACCATAATCGCGCAGAATGTGGCAGAGGTCAACTCTACCGCATTCTTAAGGACTCGGGGAAGATGGCGTGAAGTACGTCATCTCCGGAGAGGTGGTGCTTTGTCTTCCGATTATGCTGGGATGCTCCACATGGCCGAGGCCGTGTCTAAGGCAGGTCCCGCTTGGGTCGACGCGTACCAGCGTTGTCGAATCGGAAGACGATGGGGGTTCCTCCCCTCTCAGATAGGTCACACGACCTATGCCTCTTGGAAAAGAGAGAGGCAGATGTTGCGTAGTCGTTACTTTACTACGTTACCGAGTGCTGACTCTTGTCAGGACACAACATCTCTGAGGTGGATCCGTGGTAGGGATCCATCGGCCGTTGAAGCTGAAGCCTTGAGGAGCTTCTTTTGGGAGAACGGTCGAAGGGGGGGTTTGAAGAGAGATGTATTTTCTCCGTCCTGCGGGAAAATACGTCGGTCATACGGCTACAGGGCCCGGCCCTGTAGGGGTTACCTTTCGTTTAGGTCTACGAAGGTAATCCAGCGGCTCGAGGAGCGCCGTCCGCCAGCGCCGGGTGCTTTTCTCCTTCCTGAGGAGTTTAACACCGACGAAGAAGAGAGAGCCCTAACTGCCCTTGAGTGTTACCGCTTAGGGGAGCATGTTGACGGTTGTCCTCATGCGTTGGCCAGTTAGGGAAGAGTTCAGTGATGTCCGCCGTCTGAGGGGGTTCGTATCCTTCCAGAGGATACCGTTTATTGTCGGGCGGAGTATGGGGGGGAAACCCAGGGAATGGCAGTTTACAACCTGTCCTTGCCCTGTCAGTTGAAGCACTGTCGACTACGAGCCTCATCGGGCTGTAGGGCTTTGTGCAATTGTGAAGGATCCCTCCGAACGTGGGTTGGAAGCAACCCGGTACTCTGAACTGTGCTCCTGACGGGGTGTCAGTAAGCGGAGAATCGAAGAAGGGTGTCGCGGGGCTGGTAACAGCAGGGCGAACCCATGTGGAGGTAGTTAGCGGCGCCGGGCCGTGACTACTAGTGGCATCATGAACCAGTGCCTTGGTGCTGGGATTGAGTAGGTCCACATTTAGCTCCCAC